TTGCGTAAAACTCATGCCTTCTCTCATTTTACGTTTCATATATTCCATATGGGCTTTTGTATGCCCATGTGTTTCCTGATGTTTCTTTAATGTGTTCTTTTGTCTGGTAGTTAGTTTCACAGTTACCTCCTTTTGTTGTACTTAGTATATATAGATGCGTCTGCTGTTCTTGCCTTATCTCCTCTCATATAACTATTTACCCTACCAAAAGACCAAGCCTGCATTGTTGTATTTCTTGAACCACCAGATAAATATGCTCCCTGTCCTTTGCGATAAACCTCTGCAAGTTCACCATAAAAAAATCTTGTGCCTTCAGCCTTATCTTTAAGAGCTTTTTTTACGGCTGCGCTTAGTGGTTTTCTTCTTTTTTTTTGTGGTGACATTTTGAGCAACCCTTGATTTTTGTACAGCTTTTATATCAATAAACTCTCCTTTTCTATAGGCTTCAGCAGTCCTTTTTATTTCAGCCGCTTTCGCAGCCCTATTTTTAGAACCAGACAAGTATTTTTTTGCAATACCTGTCTTTTTGTCTTTAGGAACTCGCCTTAGTTTCTTCCTTTTCA